CGATTGTTATATACAATCCCGGGAAATTTACATTACCCCATGTCTTTAGTACCCGCAGCATTAGGTTCCAACTCGCGTCTCGAATTTGTAGGAATTACTCCCTACTATCGTGAGCGCAAATCGCAAGATGAGTAGCTGCTATAATGGTATGATCCATTCTTGTTTCTTTCTTTAAGTGATTTCTTTATGACCTTGGAAATCATAAACACTTTTAAGTTGAAGCACGTAATTTTAACTCTTCTCTCCCTTCATATCCAATCAAGGAGATTAGAAAACAACCCAGGTTTGGCACCTAAGTCACGTTCTACAACCTTCTTTGAACGTAGAGGATATACACCGCAAGGCGGTATATCGCTCCGGAGAGAGTCCTTATCTTATATTTTATTACATGAATCTTACAAAATTTTTCGATTTTATAAAACTCATTTTTATATATAAAAATGTTAAAATTAAAAGATTACCTCATGAATGAATAACTCTTAAAGAGTATAAATCATATATGAAAGTAATTTCTTGTATATTTAGATGTAATAATCTTAAAGACGATTTCATTTTATTTGCAGAAAGAATAATTACTTTAGTTAATAAATCTGGATCAACGTTTACATTCTCTTATTTAAAAGAATGTTTTCGTATAATCACAAGAAAGTTAGCTAGAGTTCCTATTGTTCCTTCAAAGAAAATATTTATTAGATTGGATAATTGTGGTTTACCAAGAATACTTCCTATCGGTATGAGGGACGCTATCGTTTCCTTTAACGTCGCGCCTCATAAGGATAAGAATAATCTTGTTACAGCAATATTAACTGCTGTCTCTATATTTAGAGTAATGCCTACTAAGGTATTACCTTCCTTAGATACTATTACTAGTAACTTTACAGGAAGATATTTCTACCTTCGTTCTTCTCTTTTGGAGAAGGTAGTTGATAAACTAAATATAAAACACATTCCTTTCGTTTTAAAGAAACCTTCTATACTAATGGGTAATAAATCCTCACCTAATTCTTATAAAAGCGGTTTAGCTTCCGTTTTAGATGCTTTCGCATTTTTACATGAACCTAAATTGTATTGAGCTTTAATAAAATTCAACGGTACTAGGGGAATATGAGTTAGTATTTTACTAACTTATATTCTTATTAACCTAGGTTGAATATATATTATTTCTCTTTACCTTGGCTTTAAAAAGTCTGAGATGGGATCATTGTCCGTTGTATATGATCAAGCCGGGAAGGCTCGAGTCGTAGCGATAACTAATTGATGAGTTCAAATTTCTTTGAAGCCTCTTCATGACCATTTATTTAAGCTTCTTTCAAACATTCCTTATGATGGAACATTTGATCAACTTGCGCCTTTTGATTTAATATTAAATAATGTGAATTCTGTAATTCAATTAAATAAAGGAAATCTAAATAATAAAAGCAATTTAGATCAAGAATCCATTGAGAGTAGTATATCTAAAGATATAACTCTTCATGGTTTTGATTTATCTGCTGCTACTGATAGACTTCCTTTAACATTACAGATTCAAATTCTTAATATTCTTTCAGAAGGACTTGGTGATAAATGGCGTGATTTATTAGATATCTCTTGATTATTTGATAAATTACATTATAAATACACCGTAGGGCAACCTATGGGTGCTTATTCTTCCTGGGGTATGTTAGCTTTTACACATCATTGTATCGTACAATATGCGTATAAACTAGTATATCCTAAGTCAAAAGCAATTTTTAAAGATTACGCAATTCTAGGAGATGACGTCATGATTAAAAATAAGCTAGTAGCTAATTCTTATTTAAAAATTATGACCGATCTTGGATTAGAAATTTCTTCTCAGAAATCTATAATTTCAGATATCTTCTCTGAATTTGCAAAGAAATTAAAGGGTTATAACGGCATTGATATTTCTCCTATCGGTCCTAAATTAATTTTAGGATCTTTAAGATACGAATATCAACTCATTAACTTGTTTGTTGAATTAATGCAACGAGGACTGGTGCACATGAACACCTTTTTTGAGGTTTTATGTGAATACCCTAGGAAACTTTCTGGCTCTGCCAGAAAGTCTCTTTTGGGTTTCGTAACGAGATCTTTGATATTAGATCCAAAGAAAGTTGGTAATAGTGTTTACACACCAATGCAACTCTTCTTTGAATTTGACAATCAAAGTCTTTTATTAGTTTTTATCAATAATTTATTTAATGATATAAACAAATCGTTACGTATCACGTTTAGGGAGCTCCTCTCGCTCCCCACTATCTATAGCCAGATGCTTCCTAAAAAGGATCATGCTGATTTATCTTTTCTTTTTCTTCTTTCCCCATCATATTATAAGCAGATATATGATATAGTTAAAGGAAAATTTACCAGTTTGATTAATATTTACCAACTTATGTTGGAAAAATATAAACTTTCTAAATTATTTTCTAAGCATCCTGAATCTAAAGATAACTTGTTTGATATTTATCATAACATTTATAATTATCCTTATTCTGAGAC